CAAATGGTACAGAAGCACTTTCGACGGTCCGAGTTGTGCGAGGCTTAGGAGCATCTACATTAACTGTGCCGGGTAGCTTGACATCATAGCCACGGACATAAGCCTTACCAGGAGATACCTTGAGAATGGCTAGATCATCAGAAGGCTCAGAACCACCTTCAGTTTTCTGATCAGCTGCATATACGCCACCATTACCCAAACCATCGTTTAGGGATTCGTCAATAGATGTACCTAGACCATATACGGAGTAGTCACCAGACTCATCATAAGTTCTTTGAGCTAGGTAGTCTTTGATAATGTTGTAGTCGCTCTCTTCAGTTAGCTTCTTAACAGCACCAGACTCAACTCTTAGTAGTTCGACAAAGTTTGTGTCATTGAAGTCATTTACTGGCTTCTTAGTTAGCTTAGCAGTGATCTTTAGACGATCTGCACCAGGGGCAGAGAAGTTATTAAATCCTTTTGCATTGTCATACAAGGAGGGATCTTGACCAGCTGTTACAATACTTTCACTGATCTGAAGACCAACTCTATACGATGCAGTATTTGAGTATGGATCTAGAACAACAGTTGTGCTCTCAACGCGAACAAAAGTACCGCGTAGGAAATAGATACCATCAGAAATTTGCGCAGCAGAACCAACAGCTGTCGCGTCAATTGAGATTGAAGTTGCAAAAATACTACCGGCAGTAATAGTTGTGTTACCATATACTACTGGCTGATCATTGATTAGAGCTTCATTGTCAGAGAATTTGGCTGTCTCGGAGTTGTTACCAGATTCTGTATAGGAGACGAAGATCGTTGGGTTGGTTACTCCCTCATCAGGTGGAAGTACATAGCCAATAACTTTTGCGCGGACACCAGAGACTTCACCACGGATAGTCACGCCAACTAGTTGTGGTAAGTATAAGGTAACATCAATACCACCCTGCTGTGGGCTTAGAGCTACAGAATCATACTTTGGATTATATGTGACTCCACCAGGAATCACCATGGAGCCTTCTTTGAAGAAGTGCTCACCAAAGCTACTGATCTGATTTTGTAGGATTGACTGTAGAGTGGTTAGTTCTCTAGCCTGTACAGGAAATCCTGGCTTGAAAAGGACCTTATAAAAGTCCTTATCAGCATCAAAATCGTCAAAGTAGGGGCTGGTATCGAGATTAGTCTGAGACATTGTTTAGAATTCCAAGATGATCTTAACGTCTTCTTTTTGGCGTGGATTACGGGGAACCTGAGGACGGTTGTCGAGATACAAGATCTCTCCGCTAGGTTTATTTATCTCGCTTGGAGCGACGCCATTTGTGAACTCAACTCCCAACTCAACAGCCTTATTTCCAACAGTTTCTGTAGAACCATTGAATGTGGTATCAATAGTTCCAGTAAATCCAGAATCGGATGTGATATTGCTGGTGTTGGATTCAAATACAATCTTGTTGCCGTTTGTTGAGATGCCTGTGTAATCTTGGTTATTAAATGTGATTGGGTTGTAGTATAGTGAGCGATCTTGAATGTACTTAAGAACACCTGTCTCTTCATTGAAAGAAACTACATAGCCCTTAGCAATACCTTCGGTTGTTGGCTGCTCAATGATATCGCCAACATCTAGACTACCTGAGGATGATAGAATCTTAACTGAGTCTGCAGAAGTAAAGGAGTTCTCAGTAAATGTCTGATCAGAACCTTGGATTGTTGGGTTCCTTAGAATACCTATCTGAGCAAATGTTGTATCGATTGGGAAATCCTGAGTAGAATCGTCAAATCGAGCATAGACTAGTACACGATCAGTACCTAGCTCTTGATAGATGTCGTATCCATGACCACGAGATGGTGGGATAATAACATCCAACTTAGCTGCTGCAGAAGCACTCTGGTTGATAGAGCCTAGGTCAACTAGACCCCATGTATAGCCCTTACCACCTTTAGATACGATGGCGCTAGTAACGCGACCTGAGTTAACATCGATTACCGCACGAGCACCTGATCCATCGCCAATGATGGGTAGCTCCTGACCTACACCACCAGCATAACCGGAACCTTGCTCATCAACATAGATCTGCTTTAGTTGTGAGTCATTAACTAGAGAATCTCCACTCTCACGAATAGCCACAATTTCTGGCTGGTTGGACTCTAGCCAATCATTAGGTACAGTGATGTACTCGGTTGAGTCGAACTTAATGACATCTGCAGGACTTACTGTGAAAAGATACTTCCAAATATATCCGTCGCCACTGGAGCCGGCTGCTGTTGGCTCAGTATCAACGAAGTTTGGCTCATCTTCAGAACCATTGCCCTTGGGATTTAGACCACTAGAACCGTTGTTTAGGCAGATGTATACCTTAAACTCACTATTTACAACATAGTAGTTTGTGTCATATAGGCGAGTTGAACCGGTATTGGGAGATACATTGAATACGCTGTAGTCATCCCTATACTGCTCATAACGAGTACCTTTGGTCCAATCAATACGACGAATTACTCTGCGAATGTTGCCAGGAGTAATACGACGACCATACATCATTGTGTCATAGCAATGACGGACATATGAAAAGTTGTCGATTGGAGAAGGTGGATCTTGATTCCAATCCAAAGTCCTACCATATCCTTCGCCGACTGGGTTGGGTAGACCGACGAAAATATAGTAGGAGTTATCTGGATCTGTTACAGATTCGATGAAGTTATCGGCATTAAATAGCCTAAATTCATCAGTGATTAGAGCAGCCATCGTAAAAGTCAGGAGAGTACAGACTGTATAAAAAATACTTCGGTACTCTTATTTATAACCTCTTACCGAGACCTCCTCTATCACGCAAACCTTCATTGGTCCTTTCAATAGATGGGTAGTTTTCCATCTCTTGTGTGTATTCGCGGTTGTCTGCAGGGAATACCTCAGCACCTTCGCCTGGTAAGTTTCTGACAATGCCACTTAGTCTACCCCAGCTGAAGCTTCCTAGATTGTCTCCAGTAATATCGATACCACTTAGATCAACATCGGAAGCAGAACCGGTGTTCGCATCAAGAGTGCAAGTTCTACCAATGAAGGAGACTGAGAATACTTGATAAACACAATCTAGGTACTCGGTGCTAGTTGCGATTGGGAATACTGAGAATGCAGCTCCCTGTGTTTTAACACCCTGTCCAACTGGAGTATTGGAGATTACAAATCGATCACCAGGACCTAGAGTAGGTAGCTCAGACAAATCATACTTATCATCAATTTGGATTGTGAAACGGATGGTTTGTAGTGGGGCAATGAAGGGGTTGTTTGGCAACTTCTGAATTTGCTTAATGATGCCAGTGAATCCATTTACTGTTGGGATTGATAGCATATCTTCCCGCACTAGAGATGGAATCTCAGCAAATATTGGAGGTGCTTCGGTGTAACCCGATCCCCTATCAGCAGGGAAGATGCTGATTGAACCAATTGTTCCCTGGGCATTCACGGTGTACAACCAGTTTGATGGGTTGCAGCGTACTCCATTTGGATCCTGTGGTGGAGGAACGACAATGTTGGCTGTTGACTGACCTGGGGGATACCCACTACCACCATCAATGACAGTTACCGATGTGATCTGACCATTGGAGATATTTGCCTGCAATACAGCTGGAGTAAAGTTATTTGCTCTAGTTGCGCGTGCGCGTATGCTTGAGATGGGTACAGTCTGAGTTTCCTCATACTTGAATAGATCAGCATTGTCAACATAGATTACATTGTCAGTAGCACTAACAGTCTTGATGATCCGCGAGGTTGGTTTGATGATAGCCTCTAGGGAGTCTCTAGTCTTAGGAGCAACTTCACCATAGATGAAGATATCTCTCTTCTGCTTATCCCATGCAACTGGGCGTGCATTGACTGCATCCAAGTCATCGCGACCAAAGTAGATGTTAGTTCTAACTGTGTCTGATGCCGCAATCTCAGTTACAGTTCTGAGATCCTGAGTCTTGGATGGGTCGTAAGAGTCATTCTTTCTGACCTGAATCTCGTCACCTGGGCGAATTGATTCGTTGACATCAGTAACAATCTGACTATCTACGCCACGCTTACCGCGATAGAAGTAGACATCGATGTCATCTTCGGGGAATGGTGCGCGTGTGAACTCAAAGGAGGTGCCTCCCTCGAATGTGTAGTTGAGACCTGGGACCTGTAGAACTGTGTTGACATAGATGAGTAGGATTGCATCTAGATCGATTGCAGCAGAGTCTTCATTCTGGAGATTTTGCTCGAATGAGAAAGTCTCACCTCTGTAGATTAGTGGGAAGCGTGTGCGTACACCATCCTGCAGGTCTCTGATGCTGTCGATGTAATCTAGCTCACCAAAGTTCCAAGATGCAAAGTTGTCGGTGAAGATGTCTGTGATTGTTAGCTGGAATGGAATTATGGGCTCAGTTAGACCCT